AGTTATTCTTGTGTTTCTTTGGTCACTACTAAGGGCGCTGATTTCTGAGCTAAAAGGTTAAGCAGATTATCTCTCTTGGCAAGCAGTTGCTTAGTGGTTGAGCCTGTAGCCTTGTCTCGTAAAGTCTTACTGTTCAATAGCTTGTTAGCCATGTTGCCAACAGCCGCACCAGTAGCTAAAGCAGGAGCGCCAGCAGTACCAAGAGTAATAGCCGCCGCCGCTGCCCTCTGTGCGCTTCCGTGTTGCCCCTCTCTTGCTTTTACAAACTGAGCCGCTATGTCTGCTAAGTCCTGAAGCTCTTTGCTCTTAGGTTTCTTAATGTTTGCTAATCTGGCAATACTAATATCACCTTCAGCACCATTCTTGGCTAGTTTTTCAAGGGTAAGCATATTAGAGTATTGTTCACGAACTTTGCTAAACTCTTTTGCCTTGTCAGCACCTAAAGACCTATTTAAAGCCCCCATTAAAGAGTCTTTTATCTCTCTAAAATGGAAAGCTTCATTACTAGAGCCTTTACCCATTCGGTCAAGTTCTCTTTTTATTCTATAAGCATTTTCACCATCAAGAACGCCGTTATTAGCTGTTTTAACTATCTCGTCTAATTGCGCTTGTATAGTCTTTGGAACTTCACCGCCAAATATGCGAGAAGTATTTGACTGAATCTTTCCTAGTTCATCAACTAATTTCTTGTCGATATTAACCGAGTTATTCTTCAAAGTATCGTCAAACTTTTGGCTTAATACTGTTTTGGCATCTCTTAACGCTTTAGTTATGTTATGAGTATCTTGGCCTATTGTTTTAGATACTGCCTTATTTAGTTGTTTGGCTATCTTTTCCTCGGTTCCAGCCCTGCCGCTCATTGGAACATAGTTTAATCCTGAAGCTAAAGCATTTAGTGGCTTAGAATCATATAATCTATCCAAAGGTATGTCTATACCATAACTTTTGGCTTTAATAGCCAAATCTTTAACCTCTTTACTGAGTTCTGGCATGATAGCCTTTCCTGCCTTGCCCAATCCGCTACCAATAGTTGATCCAGCTTTATTAGCAACTGCTAAAGTAGGAGGCAAAGCCATTCCTACCAGCGCACCTGTGCCAGCATCTTTAGGGCTTCCAGACACTAGCCCAGTTTGAGCAGCACCACTAATACCGCCACCTATAACTTTTTCTGCAATCTTGCCTTTCATTCCAGCCGTTGCTATAGGTTCAGCGAGTTTCGATATAACAGGTATTGACTTAGCACCAGCAGCTAACGCATTACCAACACCAGCAGCTCCAGCTATTTCTGTTCCTATCTCTCCAACATTAAAAGCGGTTGAATCTGTGTTAGCGCCTTGATCCTGTAATGCTTGTGTCATCTCTTGCCGACGTTGTTCACCAGTAGAATCAAGATTAGACAATGCGTTTTTGTTACCTACCAGTTCATTATAGGTATCTCCAGCACTTAACAAAGTATTGCCTATATTAGATGCACCTTTAAGAACTCCAGCACCTATATCCGTTATTCCTTGCGCTATTTCTTGCCCTAATCGTGGCTCACTATTGGATTTTTCTTGCTCTAAGAATTGCTTATACTCTTCAGGATCAAAACTAGATTCTTGTTGCGGCTGTTGCTGTGCTTCACTATCTAAAAACTGCTTATACTCAACGGGGTCAAATCCTTGTGGAATTTCGTCTGCTTGCGCTTCACCGATTGGATTAATAAGCTTAAAGAACTGTTCAGCAGCACTCATGCGCTTGTCATTATGAGCGTATTTTTTACTAGGGATTTCGTAATGTCTTGATACAGCAAAAGCCGCTTGACGTGGGTTGCTTGACATTTCCAAAGCTTTCATAGCTTTCTTGTGGCTTCCCTTCATTTCTTCCATGAAGTAATCAAGCTGAACGTCAGGGTCATCTACAGGCTTTCCTTGCATATTGGCAAAGTTATATAGCCCTTGTTTGCGTTCCGGTGCTGTCCATTGCATAAGACCAAATCCGCCGCCCTGCTTTCTTGCGCTTTCAGTCATTGGGTTTTGCTCTTTTGCGCCTGTATCAAATTGGCTATTTTCTAGCGCAATATTACCCATCACACCAGCCGCTTGATGGGGCTGTAACCCTCTATCGAGTAATCCTTGCAGCAAGTATTTAGGGTCAACTTTAGGCATTATTTTCGCCCCTTCATGGCTTTGTATTTAGCTAACTGTTCAGGAGTTCCGCCATATTGCTTGATAATTGTATTATCGTCCCATGCGCCACTAACATTTTCAGGGCTTGCATATTTCTCATTAAGCGTTCTAATGGTTTTAATTGCTGCCTTTCTGGTTGAAATAGGTATTGTGCTATCTCCTATCTGCCCCGCCATTTGCTTATAAAGCAATACATCTTTATCAGATTGCGGTCCTGACATTTTAGGCATTTTTGAAATTAAAGCACCTTCTAAAGCTTTAAGCTGCGCCGCTGCGTTAGCCCCCTTTGTGCCATATCCAACTGCGCCAGCCGCCATATCTATACCAGCTCCAACCATACTGCTAGTTGAATCATCCAATAATGGCTCTGCTTGTGACAATATGGATAAAACTGCATCAGCATCCATACGTTTCTGACTTGCGCTAACTACGTTTGATCCTTGAGGATTTCTAGCCTTATACTCATTAAGCTGTTGGTTTTGTGTTGCTATCCCTTGATTAAATTCATCATTGGCCTTTTGTCTTTCGAGCCCTGCAACTTTGTACTTTCTTTCAAAAGCATTGTTACCTTGAGTTTCACCGAACTTTTGCTGGTCTAGTCCAAATTCTTTAGCCCTAAGATCTTGACTAACTAAATTGTTTTGACTGGTTATATCTTGCTGCGATTGCTGTAAAGCAAGGCTTAACTTGTCTTTAGCTTCCATTCCTGACTGTACAGCTTGATTAAGAAACTGTCTTAATGTTGCATCATCATCAGGCAATGCTGAAAGTTTTTGTTGCATACCCTGTAAATCTTCAGGCTTAATGATTCCTTGCTGTGCGTACTGTTGAGCACCGTCTAAAATAGCTTGCTTGCTTAATTGAGGTTGTGATAAAAACCCCTGTGCTACCCTTGCAGCAATGTCAAGTTGCTTAATATGGCCTTCTAAGGATGCCTTAGACGTATCAGCCTGAGTTTTAGCTATATCCGCTTCCTGCTTTCCATATTCTAACGCTTGTGTTCCCATTCCTTGTGAGTCAAGATACTGAGACACAGGCATGTCTTTAGGTTTTGCAGCCATAAGTTGAGCTAGTTTATTAGATCTTTCCATTTCCTGTTTTGCTGCGCCTACCTTCATTCCTTGCGCCTGAGCATCTATGTATGTTCCTGCAAAATCTGGAAGATCACCGGACATTGCAATCAATCTATTATCAAGTCCCATTATGCACCCCACGCGCTAGAATCAACTCCGGTATTCCCATAGCCTGTTTTCATCCCTGAGTTATACCCAGCAATTGCAGATATACCCTTACCTATGCTTCCAACCGCATTAGCTGTCCCAGTGTTGCCAGCTATTTTAGCATTAGCACCTTGATAGATTGCGTCTTGTTGAGCCTGTCCTTTTTGAGCTAACGCATTGGATACATTAGCCCCAAATTGGTTATTATTTTGACTGATGTTATCAGCAGCCCTTTGTCCAGTTCCTGCCATATTAAACAGGGTATTGGTTTTATAACCCTTTTGGGTCATATACCTGTCAAATGCGCCTTGGTACTCTTGAGCCGCTAATCCTTGGTTAAAAGTCATTGCATCCTTCAATGCCAACCCACTTTGAACGCCACCCATAGCGGCTAATTTGTTGTCGATTGCCTTGTTACCCTGATCTTTTCTAAATTGATACCCTGGATCAACCTGAAAATCTTCAGCACTAAAATCCTTCAATAAAGATCCATAAGTTGAATCTATAGGTAATTCTACCTTTTTAGTTTGTGGCTGGTTTTGATTCCATTTATTATAGAATGTTGAGCTTTCTCCATTAGCTTTGATATCTTTAATCTGGTTATTAATGTTTTGTTTTTGTGTTTGCCATTTCTTTAATGCGGCTTTATTTTTTGCATCTGGCTTAGATGCTAAATGTTGTTGCAGTTGCGCTTGTTTTTGGCCTAGAAACACACCTACGCTATTATCTACAGGAGTTTCTACAGTATTCCCTAGTCCCATCATATAACCAAGCTTATTCTGTGCGTTAGTTCCTGTATCGTAATAGGGTAACTGATACTTATTTGCATTATCCCTTGCCTTGCGCAGTTCGTTCATCTGGTCATTAGTAATGCCAGCAGCATTTTCACCAGCTTTAGCCGCCGCCGCTTGTCCTGCATCTGCGCTGCTTTCGCTTGACGCTATAGTGTAGGCCGTTGCCGCCACCGTTGCCGCTGCCGCTATCGCTGCCGCAAAGAAATTGAACTGTGCAGGATAGACAATAGTATTTATATACTTCTGAATCGGATTCATAGTTATGCCATATCAATATTAAGATAAATTCTAGGGCTTTCGCTTAGATTGCTAAATGAATGCCATTTCTTGTGGTTAAACGTCCAACATTCTCCGGTAAGCATTTCTAAGTGCTCCTGATCTTCACCTAAGCCAACATGCGCCCAATTATTAGGCTCTCCGCATATCATTAGATGGTATCGTGTATAGAAATCAGCAGATAGCCCTGTATCAAAATGCCCGTAAACATTGCATCCAGGTGGTATTATTATTATTGCTACTCTCCCTATCGTGCCACACTTTAACGCTGCAAATAGCGAGTAGACAAAATCCCTTGTTGCTGGAAATTCATCATATAACGGGCAATCATGCGCTATTAGTTCATCAGATCCCTTTTTGTAGCTTTCCTTGTTAGTCATTACATCAGGAGGAATCGTTGTCATTCTTAATATGGCAAAGTCAAGCTCTCTATGTTCAAATCCTGCCTGGCCCGGTCTTACGTCTTTTTGTATCTTGACAAACCTATCAATGTTTATATTAACTTCTTTCATTAAAGGGCTTACATCAACATTCTTTAAGATATTTTTATAATTGTTCATAATGGGACTATTACTACGTTAGTTGCTATTCCTAGTGTCATTACATCACCTTCATTTAAATCAACTTGGTTTGTTGTTATCACATAAGCACTATTTCCGCGAGCCACGTTAACCAATACAGCAGCAGGAAGAACTATTTTGCATCTTTCAGGGGCTTGATACTGTGCTGTGATTAGTGTTTTAAACTCGTCTGTACTTGACTTTAGCGACATAAACGCTTCGGGAGTCAATTTACCCTGTTTATCTACGAATTGAGCAGTTGCTTTAAGGTTTTTCATGAAACACCTTGTTCTATATCAATAACAATCCCCATTAGTACGAATTTACAGGCTTCTGTGAAGCGAATACGCCACACCCTTTGCCTTCCTATTCCTAAGCCGTAAATCTGAGGAACTACACCATATTGGCCTGTTTTCCCTGTGCTTATTGTACGCCAATTAGACCACGTATGACCTGAGTCATTAGACCATTGCAGATTTATTTTAGGGTCATCACCTGGAGGCAACTGGTTTCCTGTTCCTTGTTCAATATAGAATCGAATTGATTTATAAAATATACTGTTAAATAGTTGCTCTGATACAGTGGTTTCTCTTTGTCTTACGATTAAAGCACCGTTATCCGTGTAAGTATCAAGCTCCAGAGAATAGACATTACCATTCTCAATATCACCGACTAAATGAAACTGATTATTAAAACATAATGCAGAGCCACGCCAAAAGTTATCAGCTCCGGTACTTGGTTCATTATATGAGCGCCTATGCCATAACCCTGTAGAAGTATCGAAACATAAAGTATAGTTTGCACTAGGAAACTGAATAATATAGAAGCTATGTCCTTCTTGTTGGTAAGTCATTGAGAAAGCATCATCAGTAAAGCTTAATTTTGCTATTTGCTGTTCTATTTCATGCGTTGATATGCGATCAACACTGTAGCCAGTCATCCTGTAAATTACGTTACGACCGTTATTATTACCACCTAACCATATTAAGGAATCATCAACCCTAGCTACAGAACGTGGAGCAGTACAACCGCGATCAATCACAACTCCTGTATTGCGTTGCATAGGAAAGTTTACATTTCCAGTAAACCCCCATACTTCTACAGAACGATAGCCAATAAACACTGCCTCATCTTGATAAATCTCTAATGCAGCCGTTTTATCTGGGTTTCCTTCTGCTGTTGCAAAATCAAGCCCGTTCCAGTCTGTTGCAATTAAAGACTTTTCGCTTAAATAGAATACTTGTGAATTAGCAATTGTCACTAGAAAATAGCTTTTCCAGTATGCTACATCGACAGGATTAGCAGGGAAGTCTGGATCTGTTATTTGAGTGACAACATCGGTTGCAACATGAATATAATAGCCAAATGTTCCATCAACTATCATTATATCAAGGCCACTGGACGCGAAGTTTACAGGAGCGGCATTTGTTAATAATCCACCTATACGGTTAAATGATAAATCCGCATTGACCTTATAAACATCGTTGCCAGCTACCCAATAAGATACACTTGAATCTGAATAACACCCGCGAATAGGAGAGCTCGGAAATGTGATTTTGTAATTAAGGCCTGGTGTCCCAATAAGACAGGGTTTACCGTCATTAGTCACCTCAATATAGCAGTTAAGATTTTCGCCACTGTTAGCGTTAAGGCTTCTACCTTGCCCTACTGTTCCGCCTATAGGTAGATCAACTTGCACGTATATTCCTAAATCGGTTAGTAACTACGTTAGGAAGCTCCATAGGCCAAATGCTTACATTATTTCGTCTAATGACTTTACGTGCAAGCATTGCCTGTTTTTCCAGTCCTGACGGTAGTGCCCTTAGACCTAAACAAAGTAACTCAGCCAATGATAGTTCTATAGCGTTCTGATAGCCTATGCCAATATTATAATCGGTTGTATAGTCTGCAAATTGGGGTAATACTGCATCAACAATGATGTGCAGGCTTGAATTTGTTGGGGCAGGATATAAATACAAATGTCCTACAGGATACTGCTTGTCATAATAGCCAATCCATGAGTAGACTGAGCTTAATGACTTGTTAGCAATACGGTTATATTCTTCTTCCGATACTAATTTTATCGGAGAATCTACACCATTAAAGCGTATAAATGATGTATCTTTTATGTCTCTTGGTCTTGCAACATTAATAGTTTGACCAGTTCCTATGCTGACGGGAGATCCTGTAACCGTTGTTACTATATCTTGAACATAAGGGATAAATAAATTATCTTCTTGCCAGCTTTCAAGCATCGAATTGAGCACGGCTAAGCCAAAATCCAAAGTATCACCGTCCAGGGCTGACCCTAAGGCTCTTATCCCCGCGTATGTTGTTGCTTTTTCAATTAACTTAGCCGCTTTCATTTTTAAGTCCCGCTTGCTATATCAGGTGTAATGATAGCCCAATCTATAAGAGTTGTCGCTGTAGCGTTAGCTGTGCCAAAGACAGTAAAACTACCGTTAGCAGTAACTACTCGCTCAACCCTAAGCAAAGTTCCATCAGCCGTTGCTTGAGCTACTACTGCAAATACATGAGTGTTAGCATCTACCAGGCTGTTTGTAATCACCACACTAGACTGACCGGCAGCAATAGCCGCTTTGCCTTGTGGCGTATTTTGGGTATAAGCACCCGTTGAGGTTGCGGTATCTAACGCAGCAGTAGCCAGCCCTTGAGATATAAGTGCATCTTCAGCACTTTTACCGAACTGAGCTACAGCGCCGGAAACACGGCCCATATAAGCTCTATTTAATAATACAGTCATTTCAGTTCCTTATAGTACGTGGAAACGGCAAGCCAGTTCGGGATAGGTTGCGGCCCACCCAAATAAAATATCAAGACGCATGTTAGTGGTATCTTCTGCACCGTCATAGTACTCAGTTACTTTAACGGTAAAACCATCCTCTGAATACATTGAAGATGAAGCGCCTGT